GGACGAGTGTTGCCAACACTTCTTGAGACCCAGCGCCCCAGTGCCCGTATCGTCTGCAGACATGTTCCATCTGGCTGCGCCTACCTCTGTCCTGCCTTGCGTGAAGTGCGATGCCGAGATTTTTCGAACTCTCCGCCCGCTCCCCACGTCCGAGCAGGTCACGTTCTTGGCGTACCGGATGGTGCACAAATGTCCTTGCGGTCACGATCACGCGGCACCCGCTGTTTCGTCCATGCGGTCGCTCGCCACCAAGGTGTGCGGCCGCGGGCAGAGCTGTTATACTGAACGTATTTTGATGCTGCCCGAGCTGTCCTGGCTGACCATGTTGAACTTGTACAACGTCCAGGCAGCTGGCTGTGGGAAGGTTTCCACAGCCGACGCGGGGCTCTGCAGCACCGCACAAGCGCCGATGAAGAAGAGCGGCACGCGCCGCGACGCTCTGTTGGCGTTAATTGAGCCTCACCTCGTGAAGGCTTTTGCAACGAAAGCTGTCGTTTGCGTGTATCGTCCGTGGCTCCCCTGTTTCAAGCCACGGAACATTTTGTGTGTGCAGAGCACCCTTGCGCAGCCTGAGCCTGCAGTCCCTGTTCGCGTGTTGCGTGCGTTTGCCCGTATGGTGCACCTGATGCTGTGGTTAGCGATGACCATGGCGCAGCGCATCATCGGTGACGTTGCGCACCCATCCGTCTTGGGACGTTTGGGCTACCGCGTGAGGGGGGCTGCACTGCAAGCATCTGAGCTTGCAGCTTGGGTTGTGCGAGAGGTTCCCCGGTTGTATCATGCGAGGCAACGGGCTGAGGCGAGGCGCGCGGCAATGATCCTGGGGGACGACCTTGAGCTGGCCACTCTTCTGAGTGCCCCGCTCAGGTCGGACCCTGGCGTCGGACCCGTGCCCCATCTCTTCCGCCCCGAGCGTCGTAGCGGCTCGCCCCTTACCCAGCCGCTGACAGGAGGGCTCGACATGGGCGCGGACGCGGCAATCTGTGCTGCCCCCGCCTCTTACGCCCCTCCTGCCATGGTGCCGGTGGACCCAGGTGCGCCCGTCACTCCGCCACCCACGCCTGTCACACCCCCGGTCGAGCACGCGCTCCCGGGATTTGCGTGCATTCCGTTGCACGCAATTTTTGAGCTGTCTGTGGGGTCCGGCCTTGACCCCTCGCCACCCTTGGTCCCCGTGGCGGCCCCGGTACCGGAAACCCCATCCGCGCCGGCGCCGTGCCACGAAGTTTTCCGGCCCCCCCCGGGCCTCACACCGGCCGTTGAGGTGGCTGCCGAGGTTCTGCGCCTCGACACCGCTTTTCCGGCCAATTCACTGCACACGCTGCGCGCGACGGAGGACGAGGCCGTCGGTGCGGGGGATTTGGGTAGGATCGTGCAACCGGCGACGGGAGTGCACGGCGGAGTGACCATCACTGGGCCCGTCGTGTACGTTCCGACGTTGCATCGCAACACGCTGGAGAACGTCCTGGAGGGGAAGCGCGAACGTATCGACAAGAAGCACGTTCCCTTCCAGCCCACACCCCGCATCTTCGAGGCCCTCAAGAAGTGGAAGGACCTGAGCAAGGACATCATTTTCACGGAGGAGAAGATCCGCCAAGTCTGCGCTGGCATCGGGTCGCTTCAGGACATACGTTCTTCGAAGTGGACCTACGAGCGCCTGGACTCGGTGTATCTCTTCCTGTGCGAGAGGAGTCTGACCGGCAGGTACCCTACACTCGGAGTGATGGTCAAGCAGGAGGCCTACAAGCCCGGCAAGGCACCGCGTCTCGTAATCAACGACGGCGACGCGATGCAAGTCTGTGCGCTCGTGTGCATTTATGTATTCGAGCACATCCTGTTTGATTATTACAAGAACCACATCAAGCATGTCGGGAAAGTAGAGGCGATGAACAAGGTCGTATCGAAATTCCGGGATGCTTCACGTCACGTCGCGGCGCAGCGACAAGCTTTTTCCATTGCCCGCCTCGAGCCCATCGTGGAGGAGTACCTCGGTTTCGGAGACGGCAGCGCCTGGGACACGTGCTGTAGCAAAGGTCTGCGCGAGACGATCGAAGATCCGATTCTCAAGCGCATCACCTCTGTTACGGTGCCCTTTTTCCTGACCCCCCAGGGCGCGGCCGAACAGCATTTGGATGTGAACACGCGTGACAAGCTCAAGCTAGCGTACGGCAAGGCCGTCGGCAAGAGCCAGAACGTCGTGATCGCGAACATTCGCCGTTCCGGACACCGGGGGACCTCGTGCCTGAACTTCTATGTCAACCATGCACTGTGGCACGTGTGTTTCTTCCCGATCGACCAGCTCAGGGCGGTCATTCTTGCTCCCGAGGCGCTGCACAGTGATCGCTTCGGGTTTCTCACTTCTTTTCTCTTGTTTTGTGAGGGCGATGACTCGCTTTGGCACCGGTATTCTGTGTTCTTGGGCCAGACGCAGGATGCCGACCAGGCGAGGGACGCCCGCACGTCCCACGTAGACCAGTTTTGGAAGATGGTCGGGTTCAACATGGTGTGGACAGAGTCCGCTGTCGGCAGCGGACAGCCTGTTGAATTTTGTGGATGGGTGTTTTCCAATGGTGAGGAATTTGGGGAGCATGCTGC